TTCTATTTACAAATCGAATTGAGAGCTGTATCCTACTTGCTCTCTGGTAATTTGGTCAATAGACCTTCCAAATTTGTGTGCCAATAGTGTTCTACAAAGTAGAACGTTTCCTCCACCCACAAAATCGTCGAACATTCGCATATCTTCCTCATCCCAAGTAGGAATGCAAACAAATACACCTTTCTCTCCCCAAAAAGAGAGAACTTTTTCACGCATTTCCGTGTATCTTTCTCTACCAAGCCCAAATGCGTTAAGCATCATAGCTTGGCAAGCTTGAACCGACATGCCTCGATCATCTCGCGATTTCATGATCCAATTACAAGTTTCATAAATAACCTTCGGCTCGAGTTGATGTATGAATACCCCCCCTCGAAACGGGTGTTTTTTGAACGTAGATTTCAAAAACGTCGTGCTATCGTCGTACAACGATGCATAGGCTACTATGGTTGAACTTTTCCTTGAATCGGTGAAGGTTAATCCATACATTTCTAAGAATTCTCCAATTGTTTTCGCATTAAAATACTTAACTAAGAATTCCACTATAGATGCTATAAGATCGTCTCCATAAGTCAGCATCTTGACATACTTACGAAAACTCGAGGGTTGTATATATTGATCATTTATCTTTCCTACCCTCGAAGGAGAAAAGATATAATTCCAGGCACAACGAATATACAGCTTATTCGTCATATCATTAAGTACTGTGGTAAAAGGTGTTCCACAAGGCTGTCCACAGAAAGTCCTATAAATGAGATTTAACATCAAATGCTTTGCAAACATGTGTTCATAAGCTAAACTCTCTCTAACCATCGTGTCCTCTGGTGTAGTTAGACCGAACCTCTCGTACCACTCAATCATGATCTTAAACGTAGCCCACACACACTTGCTCATCAGTGTTGGTCCGAACTTGGAATAGTCTCCAGTTATAATAAAAGGAGACATATTTAGCAACTCTCTTGTCATTTGAGACCATTCCATACTATCCTTATTTATTCCAATGGCATGCTCAGCATCAAATCGAGCCTCTTGATAAGCTACAAGGAAATCTAGATAATACTGTCTAGCATGTATAGAATAATCAACCGGTGCTATCCCAAATATCCGAGTTCGCCCTGGTAGAAGAACCTTAGCAGAAGCCAACTTCTGATCTTTCAAACAATTCGTAAACACGGTCATTGGGACTTCTCCT